TTAAGGGCTGACGGATAGAGAGCAACAATTGTCTACGCTATAAACCCACTTTAACACATCCTTCCATGCCAACAAATCATACATTTTAACCGAAAAAAATTTCATCTTATCCCGCCTTATTTCTCTCCGCCTCGATTCTCTCCAATTCAAGTGCAGTATCCGTTGTATAAGGTGACTTATCAATAATGGTTTGCCTACTCATTGCTCCACAATTATATTGGATTTGCATATTCTTCATATCATTTACATTATCTACCGGACGGTTTACATTAAATACTATGCTTATACTATCAAATACCTCATCTGAAATTGGCACATTCTTCAGTTTCATAAGTTTTCTAATATAGTTTAATCTAACTGAAAAACCTTCTAATAGACTAGCAATATATTGCTTTGCAATATTATCTGTTTGTTGATATAACATAATCGTACTTGTCTCTGAAACATTTGCCACATTTGACTGGCCTAAAATAGAAGATGGGACACAGGCAACTGCATAGAACTGTTGAATGATATAATCCAATTCTAATTTTATCGAATTTCTATCCATATTTGCACTTGCATACTTAAAATCAGACCCATCATCCAAATTTAAAATTGCACCAATCAAATTGTTTGGAATAGACGAATCTATGCGCTGCCCAACTACGACACCTAATGGATTTAGTGATAATGTAGTTACAGCATCATCTAGTTTAGAAAGTAAATGCTCAATAGTATCCATAAGGGGTATCAAATCCAAAATGAAAGGGTCACCAAATCTATCATACCTTGCTTTATCCATACTACTGTACCAAATAGGAAGCCCCGTTAGATTTACTCTGGAATCAATCAGTTTGTTATTTTCATAAACATCTACCTTGTCTGGATAATATACTACATAATGTTCCTTCCTTGTATCTTCATCCTTCCAATATTCTACAAAATTTGTATATACCCCATTACCGTCATAAATAGGATAGGAATCCTTATTTCTAATAATCTTAGACTGAACATTATCATTTTCATCTAAATACACATACTCAAAAGCATCACCATATGTAACCAAATCTTTTGCAACTGATAAATCCACTTTGGTATAATTACCCTTTTTATATATCTTATTTAGAAATGAAACAAACTCCTTGTCACCTGTAAGAGATATCGGATTCCCACAAATATAAGACACATGAAATTTTATGATACTCTTCAATGTCTGTAATATTATTTTAGCCGTTTCATATGTCTTTCCCTTAAATTCAAAATTAGGCCGGGACAGAACCTTATGCTCCCTCCGCAAATATTCATCAATCAAATTGATACGGGAAATTCTATCAGTATATCTTTTTTTCTTGATTTCTGACTCAAACCAGTATCCGTTTATCATCCTTCCTCCTTCTGCTATCCTTTTGGCAGCTGAATTTCTAAATAACCTTTTCAAATAATCTCCAACCCTTATTATAGAACCATATTTGACCAAATTCATTTCCATCCTTTCGATATGAGCTAAACCGTACCAATTGGATTCCCAAAAGAACACTCTTTATAAAAAATTAAATATAATATATTCCACTTGTAATCCCCTCCAAAGCCATACAAAAGGCCATCACCCTATCATCCTTTGCCCCGGCTACTGCTTGAACCTTGCCGTTATGATCAAGTTGAAATAACTTCATTTCTTGAAGCAATGCCTTTGAATTAATACAAACTTCCCCCTTTTCAAACAGTTCCACAAACCTGTTAATCATTATCGGTCTGCTTTTGATACTTGTCTCAAATCCTGGCTTTTTCCTCACTTTTCCTTTTGCATCATACGATTTATACTTGTATAAATTAGTATACCTATTATTAGAGTCATAAAGTTTGTCCACAACTGAATGGCCAGCCGATAATTTTTCGACTACAAGCAAACAATTGTTATAATATTTACCTATACCTCTGACAAGCTCTGCAAACTCATACGGCTTAATCTTATTACTTGCAAACTCAAGACACTGGAACCCATCTGCATCCACAATCGAAATAACACTATTATCATTACCAATTCCTTCTCCTGTGTCCACCCCTCCATAATACTTCTTACCAGCCTGGGGATACTTCCATATTGTAATGCTATGTCTCCACTTATTAACAATAGAAATCAATGCATGTGGCAGCTCAAGTTTAGGATTATCGTCAACATAGTTGAGACGCGATTGAATAAGCTGCAATTCGAAAATATTATGATCTGATACGACAAAACTCTCCATTGCATTAGAAGGATATTCCTGACGAAACTTTTCTAAACCGATATTCGATATCTTTACCCTCCGCCACATCAACTTCAACAAAGCAAGAGGATTGTTTTCACCATCCATTTTATGATACAACGCCCTTTCCTCCTCGTCCAAATCATCAACTGTAAGATAGCGCCCTTTCCGTTTTTTATAAACATCAGAATTTTCCCTATATTCTTTTGCAAATAAATATTTATCATCTAACCAGGAAAAGAAAAACGGTTTATACTGGGATTCCTTCGTTACAGCCTGCATCCACATTTCAAACCAACAATTCAGTCCTTTGCTCGTAGATTCAAGTACCATCTGTCCATCTGGACGTAATGCAGCTTCAATTGCAACTAATTGATTTTTTAGTTTTTCGTCATCCATAAATGCTACTTCTGTCAAATGAACATACCTTAAGGTACTTCCTCTCGCAGCATCTTTGGAACCACATACACAACAAATAATTCTACTTCTATTTTCCAGAAAAAGTTCTTTCCTGTTGTTCGCAATATCTTTAATCTTAACTACCGGATTCAAGTCATCATACATTGCCTTTAATTTTTTAAAAACAATGTCCACTGTATCAAGGGAATAACTCATAATCATACATACTGTGTCTGGTTCTGTATGCGTCAAATATAAAGAATAAGCAAGCGCAAAAGAGGTAACTCCTAACTGCCTCGATTTCGCAACTAAATTATATTTCCCAAAATTCTTTGACAATAACTTTTGATGATAAGTAGGTTCAAATGGTACTTTTCGCCCCTCCTTGTCTACGATAACACAAAAATATCGAATCCATAATAAAGGGTCATTTACAATACACTTTAATTTTTCTTCCTTAGTCATGTTCACCACCTTCTTAATAAAACATAAAATATCCCATAAAAATACTCTCTTTTCCAGGTACGTGTTTTACAAAATGGTTTATCGGTATATAAAAACCCACATAGCAACTCTACTCCTCATAGGTATAGCTATAATCTTCCTTATCATTCCTTAATTCATCATCCGGGATTTTATTTAATAATTTAGTCAACTCACCTTCCCTATCTGCTTGGAAAAAATATTTAGAAAATTCCTGCCATGCCTTAAATGCTTGTACATTGCCATTCATAGCATCTTGGTAATATTTATTGTACAATTCTATTTCTTTCACTTGATGTAAACGTTTCATCAACCATTTAATAGCAGCCTGGCACCCTTGTTCCATAATATATCGCTTACAAACCCTCTCCGTAATCGTATCCGAAAAACACTCATACCTACTTTTCAAATCCTCAAAATTTTGAACAGGTGTTCTATCTGCCTCCTTTAGATATTCTGGACAATAAAGGTACATAATATAGTAAGCCTTGGTGTCTGTACCAGTAATATCTTTCAAAGTAGCATAAATCGACCTCTCTTTACTAACCGACTTTCCCCATACTCCATGATTGCTCGACTTTTCTCTCAAGACTTCTGGTTTATCTCCCATATATGATCACATCCTACATTCTTTCAATTCACCCAAATTAAATATATTAGAAAAACTTTTTACAACTTTCTTGCAATGTCAAATTATGACAAATATAGTCCATCTAACTATTTAACATCCGCCGCAACAAGTTTTTTTGTCTGATTTCTTTTATTTTCTGCTTCTTTATGGCTTAACTCTCTTTTTTCTTTTAACTTCCCACGTTTTTCCCTAATTTTTTGGCACTCTTCCTCTTTTAATACATTAAATGTACCATCTACAATTGCCTGTGATGCCCCGTTAATCCCCTTAATAATCTGGTCATGGTTATATTTTGTTACTCCAACCTCGCCGCGCTCTACCTGGCCAATTAACTCATGACACACATCACAATACCTTGCAACATCCCGCAAAGATAAATGCCGCAAAAGTCTATATTCCTTCAAGTCAACCTTTGATAACATACTTCACCATCCTTAAATAAAAATTGCACAAAAAGGTTGGGAGCGCAAATGCACTTCACACTCCCATATATGATAAAAACCTTAGTGAAATAAAATCACTAAAGATTTAGGCAACTGTCTTCCGAAGAATCACACAACCCTTTGTATCAATAAGTTTTACTGCATAAAGGTCACTAGCAATTAGGTCGGTAGCAAGTAATTTACCTTCTCTTTCCTCTTCAATCGTAACTTCCTTCTGCCAAATTACACCTAATGCATCCTTACGGACAATATATGTTTTACACTCTTTCTTTTCTGTATCATAAGTATTATTGTCACAAATTATTACCGGAATTACCCCCAGCCAATACCCAACGATACCATTTTCAACAACACCATTTGCATCCTTCGCATAAGTCTTAGAGATAGATGTAAATTCGCTCATATTAACAAACGAGCTTCTTAGCCTATGATTAATCAGTATACCCGCAAAACTAGCCGAATCCACATCATCTCCAAAGCAATCAAAAGCTCCCTCTATTTCTGCTAAAGTAATACTTTCTGCTGCACTCGTAGGGACTTTGTATGCCGCACTTAAATCCATCTCGTCAACTAGATTTGCGTCGACATCTTTTGCCATTACCTCTCCCATTTGGTCTGCCATTCTATCTTTCATGGCACCCTTTACCTGAATAGAGTCTTTATCATAAATTCTAACAGACTTTCCAACCTGCCGGATTTTCGCAACAGAATCACTCATATTTACTTCTTCCGGGATAAGAGAAGTCCCTTTCACAACAGTAGCTGCATCTGCAATTCTATCAAATGTAGGAAAATGAATGGTATCACCACAAGTCTGAATATCCTCTGCTAGCTCTGTCATATCAGTGGCAAGCCTGCCAACACGGAGTGATACTTCCATTTTAGAATTTACAGCCTCTGAAAACAATTCCGGAATAACTAATGTACTATCCATATTAAATACCTTCTTTCTTAAAATCATTTTACGGCCTGACCCATTTTATACAACCAGGCATCCTTCTAAACACAATTACTTTTTGCCCATTAGCCTTCTATACATACCCGGATGTTCTTGTGCAAATTTCTCTTTTCTTGAGTAACTCCACTTCTTAAATTCCTCTGGTGTAACCTTATCATCAGAACTATGATTACTAGGAACATACCCACCCTTTTTCATCCTCGATTTAACAATACGGTCCACAAGGGCAGCCAACTCCTCAATATCTACATCATCCTTTAAATAATCAGCTAATGCCTTATCAAGTCCATATGCCAATAACTGTTCTTTTACTGCAATCTTATGTTCTCTATTGGTAACTGCCTTTTCAGATTCCTCTAAATCAGCAATCCGCCTCTCCATTTTAGTCTCATTTTTCAACTTCTTTTTAGGAGACAATCTTTTAATCTCATCTTCTAATTCTTTAATCAATTTAGAGTATTTTGTTCGCAGCTTATCTTCCGCAATTCGGATTTCCTTCGCAACTTCTTCCTCAGTAAATGTTACAGCTTTGCTCTTTCCTGCTGTCCCATTTTTCTTTGATTTAGATGGCATTTTCATATACTTGATTTCATCTAACTTTTCTTTCTTTTTTGTAATCTTTTTTTTCATTTTCTCTTCCTTTCCTGTCCCTATCCAAGCATCCCACTGTCATGTTATAAAGGATAAAACCCAATGAAATATTAATATCCTTTAGATACTAAATACGCATCCAAAGATTCCCTATCAAACATTCCTAAGTTACATTTCTCATTTTTATATCGTGATAATAAACCTTCATTAATCCGTGTCTGCTTTGATATGTGCTTTTGGTTCACGCCTTCTACATAAATAAACTTTAGTAGTCTGTCCCTTAAAACCTCCTGTGACATATCATCCTCACTTTCTTTATTGTAAAACACCCATAAGCAAACCTATGATATGTACGTATCAAAATATAAATTATTATTTCCTTTGCTATTGTTAAGCTTGTTATATACCATACCATGCAATAACAGATAAAACACAAACTAGATACCCCCCATATTTCCTATACGATGAAAGAAATATCTCCCTTCAATAGAGAATTTTCTTTAAACCTCTTGGGACACACAATTAATTTAATGCCTTTTGCTTTATCAGTTTGAAAAATTCTCTTTTAATCTTTCTGTATAAATTTCATACCTGACTCCATTTAATATAAAAATTTCATTATTTTTCTCATTCGGTTCTTCCACTTTGTTCAAACCATGAGTATCACATCCCAACGTTTTTTTATCTGAATCAATCTTCCTGACATTGGATATAGTTCCTCTTCCACTTTCTTTAATCGCTTTCAAAAATGTATCTTTATGAGCCGCGTATAGATACTTAAGAAGAAGTCCACCAGCCTTGGCCTGAATTAGTTCCTGATCTCTTTTATCCACATATGTACATTTTCCTTTTTCATCTTTGATAATTCTACCATGCGCATCTCTTTGAGGACGGATATCATATACTTTACGAATCAATACGTTAATATCATATGGTGTAATCTTGCGCTCTTTAATATTATTGATAACATCCTTTTCTATTGTATTGATTTCCTCGTACATTTCATCATAAGTCAACCTCCCCTCTTTATACCTGTGTCTGGAAAAATTTAACCTATCATTTGCATCAAGGCACAATTTTTTAATTGCATAAATCCTATTATAATCTGCTTTCATCCCACTTGGTATTGGTTTCAAAACATCTACAAAACATGGAAGCATTACTGTCCTTGGGCTTCTAACTACTTTTTCACGAATAATCTGGCTTAATATGTCCATTGGAGACTCCATCTTATAATATATCTTCTCCTCCATCTCTCTTTTTTCCCGCGCTTTCAAACGCTGTTCCTGACAAACCAATTCTTTCTGTTCTCCATTGCAGCATACTGTTTTCTTTCTCCCTTTTGGCTTTGCTTTCAAATTTTTTGTAAAACTTGGTCGCATCATATAGTCCTTATCCACCATCAAAACTCTTTTTATTTCATCCTCAATTTCTTCCAATACTTTTGGGTCAGTAGCCTTTTCTCTTAACTCTAAAAGCTTTTCATATTCCTTTATTTTTTTTTCCGATAAATTTTTCTTAAACTTAGTCTCTGTAAAAACAATTGAATTATCTCTAATTACCGCATCCTCTTCTGTCATATATGGCCTCAATTTAATTCTTTTTAATTCTGCTTCAATATTACACTCATAGCGTCTTTTCGCAGAATCAATCGCAATATTAGATAACACTTCCAAAAGACATATATCATCATACATCATTGGTAAATATCTTTTCTTTTTTTCCTCTGTACCAGTATTAAATAAATGCCAATACATACTCTGTATATCCCTAGCGAAATTGCAGATTTTTCCAATAGAATCATTACAAAGCTGCCCATCCACTTTGGCCATTTCTATATCTGTAAACTCATATTCTTTTGACCTCTGAGGCACACAATTAATAGGAATTAAATAATTCTGCACCTCCCTTACTTTTTCAAGGATTATAGGATGATTACCAATAAAAGCAGCATCCGAATCCGTATCACTGCCATTCCACTTTGGCGAAAGAAAGGCTCCTTTTCCCCACAAATTAATAATTAATATATTATCTGACAGATTGAACCATCTCCATTCCCGGCGATATGTATTTTTCAGCAACGCATTATTTCCAGTACATATATGAGGTGACCTCATGCCATATAATTCCTCCCCATCCTGATATCTAGTACAATAACACTCAAAATCATTTAAAATACTCTGTTCAATTTTGTCACCACACGATGCCTTTAACATTTCATATGGATTTCCAACCAAGGTGCAAAAATCTGAATTTTCAATCTGAAGCTTTCCAGCAATCAATTTATCAATTATTCCTTTAATCCTTAAACGTTTATAATCTGCATACCACTTTGTCCGGCTAATATCATTATTTACATTAAGAAGGGATAGCATCATAGAATCTTTTGCCTTGTCTGTTGCTCTCATATCAACAAAATATTTAAACCATGCTACATACTTTCTCATTAAATTCACTTCATCAATCTGTGGTTTCGCTAATTTCCATAATTGCTCTCTGTTGAAATTTAGGCTTCCGATTACTTGATACCAAAGCTGCTGCTTATCGCCAAATTTTGATTTATGCTCAGTTTTACAACATCCAAATCTCTGGCCCTTAATCTGCTCCCTATACCAATCCCATGTCAAACGCTCCTGCTCCATTTTGATGGCTTTCAACAGCGGCTTAACTTCTGCTTCTACCCTTAAGCAAATACTATCATAACTTTTCTCTGCCTCACTTAGACTTTGTTTGGCTATAACAACATCCCCAGGCCGCAAAAATTTTATATCCTTTTCTGGCCTATCATTTAATAACATAGCAAGACCTCGTTTCGCCTTTACGACAACCTGTTTTGCCTTATGCAATTCCTTATATTTCTCATCTAAAAGCGTTTTTAGGCCATCCAAAGATACCTTTTTGTCCTTCGGTATCATATACTCACAGATTATATCAGCAAACTTAAAAATCTTTACAGAATTTCTAGTTGTCACCATCATAACCTTTTGGGGATTAAATAAGTTGCCAAAGGCATCACAAATTACTGGGTCCTCTACATCTTTAAAACGTTCACTATAATACTCCTGGAGATTTGTATTAAAAACAGCCGTTTTAAAAAAGTGATTTCTCAATAAAATAAAACCATACTTCTCATACGTACTCTCCTTTCTCATTGTTCCAGACCCTTCTCTTGTAATATACCTGCTATGTTTGAACACACTATAATCCAAAAGACTCTGTCCATCCCACAAATCCGTTTTTTGCATATAAGGTTCACGGACAACTCTTAATTCCGTTCCTCTTCCACTTTCTGCCGTAAATGGTTTAACCACATTACATTCCATTTCAGCTTGTCCAGACACATCATCAATCAGCAGTATAGAATATGGGTCAATGTCCAACTCACCAATTATAGAAGATGCTATCAAGCTTTGATAACTACGAATCGAAACAATATCTACCTTCTCAAAAGAATTAGGGTGCTCTTTATCCCCGCTCTTTACCATATTTCGAAATGGTATGCCTAAATTCTGCCAACTATCCATTTCGTCAAAATAATCTTCCCTGATAAACAAATCGTTACCTATTCTGGCCTTTGAGCTAGTGCGCTGGAAATTCACATAATGTGCCCCATTAATTGTTACCCCATCCCTATATGCCATTTGACGCAATTTTTTTTTGGATATTAATCGTCTCATCCTTTTTCCAGCAGCCTCTACAATAGAACCTGTCCCAGAATCATATCTCATATTAGGTGTATCATCAGAAATCATAACATCTGACTTAAATTTAAGATTTATAATCAAATCAGTGTAATCACTATCACCAACTGTTTTTATTACCTTATCTTTTTCTCCCCGTTCAGCCGCAACCTGCCTCAATTTTCTTCCCATCAATGAATCAGCTATGATACCAGAATAATAAAATCTTTTATTTTTGTCCAAAAATTTAATTGGCTTTCTCATAGAAAAAATCTCTTTTGATAGTTCCTCTATCTTATTCTGTATCTCTCCTAACTTATTTTTATCTGTACTTTTCCCATTTTCAATTGATTTTTTATGCTTTTTTAATTTCTCGTACTCTAAAATCGCTTGATCATTCTTAATCTGAAAATAAAGCAGCCCACAGTCAACATTTCGAATTAACATCTCATTATAGAATTTGGCCATTTCATATTTCCCTTTCTCTTTCATTTCTACAGCAAATAATCATTTTACTATTTCACCTTCTTTTTAGTATCACATTTAATTCATTTGTAAACTCTAACCTATGGATGGTATGGTGATTCATTTAGAATTTTGACACCCCAAATTTGTAATATAAAAACTTGCACTTCACTTTATATTTCTACTATCTTGAATCTTTTCATGTAGAATTTTGACAAGTATGTATAGAATGTATGATATAAAACAGAAGAATGTTAGTGTCATGCCCGTTGTATAAACTTTTTTATGTAATGAAAGATATCTTACATTCCGTTTTTCTTTCATCTAATTCAATATCTGTATCCTGATCCCAACGATTTGTATCAATTGGACAGTAAATATTATGCCGTTTCCCCCTATCAATTGACATAACATGGTCTACTCTTAATAAAGAAGCACTTTCTAAACTCTTTACTGCCCTTAATACATTTCTTTCCCCCATATCAAGTGCGATGCCCAGCTTTTCCAAAGTACAGCTTTTATGATTTTTTAAATTATTTAAAATACACAAATATACCTTATATTCGCTTTGTGTAATTTGATGACAAATAAGCGCTCTTGCTGCGGAATAATAAAATTCAATATATCCCTTTGTCTCGATATCCTTTATCCCTCTAGTGAGATGAATTATTTTATCCCCATATAATAAACTTTTCTTTTTAGATTGAGCAGTAGCAGGATCAGACAATGAAACACACTTGTGATGCTCCAAGCTTTCTAATGTCTTTTTTAATGTAGTGATATCCATACAAAGCTGCCATTTCCCCTTATTCCTCCATTGCATACGATATTTTAAGTCCTTTACCGTAAACGGTGTCTTATCCTTTTTAGGCATATATTTACTTAAAACTGCTAAGATTAAATATTCGTATCCTGTCATAACATTTTTACCTTTTGTACTTAATTTTCCGCCAGTTAAAACCTTTCCACTTAATTTGACACCTTTATCCCCTAATATACTTATACCATCATATGGATTTATCGCTTGCTTACAATGAAATTTGTCACATTGCTTACAAACCATCTCACTTACCCGGTTGTCCCTCATATTCCACCAACAACCGCCTATCGCCATTCCATGCTCCCTAATCCATTTGTTCCAACCTCTTATTTCATCTTGAATCTCGTTAATATCTTTTGGCGGTCTACATCTAGCATTCCACTCTTGGCACATCTGTTCAATCTTAAAATCTAAATACCCCTTATTTTTTAACCATACTATAATTCTCCCCAACCAAGTATTTCTCTCATGAATATCTGCTCCCTCATGAAACACCTTCTCAGTACAAAAGCAGCTATATTGATTTATATCAAATCCATTTGCACTATATTTCCATTCTGTTAATGGGAGGCCCATTCTCTTTTCTGCCCCAGACTGTTTCTTTGCATTACGGACTGTCCTCCTAAGGTTTTCTGTATCTAAAGGATGAAATCTTGCGACCAGATTTGGATGTTTTTTATAATGGTCAATCTCTTTTACAAATGGATATTTACCATCCATATCTGGATTTTTTCGATTATATGTGTATGGAACCCTAGCAACCTGCGTTATTTTACAGGCATTAGTATCGGCCCCCACCAAAGAGCTAACTTCTCTATTTAATTCGCTTAACTCCTTAATATTGTAAGTTGGCGGAACCATAATATAATAATGATATCCATGTCCAGAATCATAATAGGCATGAAGAAATACATCTGGTAACTTACTTTTAATCATTTTAGTAAAATCATAGGCATCTTTTAATTCTGGATAATCTTTTTTGTCAAAATCAATAAATAATACTCTTTGTTGCCCCATATTAGCTTCCCGTCTATGAAGTTTTCCATCCTCACCTATTTTTACCGTAGCTAATGCATTATAAACATGGAAATTAAACTTAAACTGATTAATACAACTTTGATATTCCACAAAATCTTTAACATATTTGTGAAATTCGACTTTTCTATTATTTTGATTAATTGCCACATCTACAGCTCTATCTGTTCCCATAAAAAATAAAGCAATATATTCATTATCCTTCAATTTTTCCGGGTAGAGCATATCATAGTACCGTTTCAAAATTTCATTCTGTTTTTGTATACTAATAAACTCTCACTCCTTCTTCTTATCATATATTTCTAATGGTCAACCAGATATTATAACATGATTCCTTTCTCTAACTATCTTTTCAAAAGAAGCCTATCTACTGCACTGATATAAGTCCCCATTGTCGTTTACTCAACTATTTTGATTGGTAATTCTGCCTTAATATTTCCGTCAATGATGGCTTGCAAGAAAAACCTTCTTCCAATCCATTCCTCCCCATTGACACACAACTCTATTTTATTTCCCTTTTGATTTTGAATGACCTCAAAATCCGATACTACATTCCATTGAAATACTACTGAGTTAACAACTGCCCCATTTTGATCTGTGACACATAAAGAATATGTCCTTCTATAACCATTTCTTAAACTTGCATTTCCATCTATCCTATAATGATACGTGTCTGATAATTCTCCATCTCCATTTGCAACAACAAGATAAACGGATTCTGATTTCATTTTCTCCATCCATGTTACTGTTATTTTTACAATTCCCTCTGAAACCGATGTAACTTTTCCAGTATGATCCACTTTAGCAACCGTATGATCTGAACTTTTCCAATCAAATGCTGCTCCTGCAACAACAGCTCCATTCCTATATAGCGTAGCTGATAACTGTCTTGTATCATTCGGTTTCATATACATATCCGAAACTCCATTAATTTGAATGCTATATTGTATTTGGGGCATCATATCAAAATATACTTCCGCAATAATATGCATAATACCATCTATTGTATAAATATTGGCTACTTTAAACGTTCGGCCAAATTCATTAAAACATTGATCTATTTTAATCTGTTTTGATGCCAGATTTTCTTCTGTAAGAAGTTCAATATTTCCATTTAAATTATCAACAACATTATTCCCAACCATTAATGGCGATTTCATATTGTCACTATAAAAGGGAATATTAAAAATTTCTCCGCCATTATCATTATAAATACCGTTACATTTCATCAATGTTGATTTATAATATACATCATTTTCAACTGTTTCTTTATTGATAGCAAGAAACGTTTTACCACCTATGATTACAAGTGTACCTGAATACACTGGCGCAGATATGCCATAATATATAACAATAGTTTCTCTTTGACTTTCATTATCATTGCGCATTCTAAAAAAGGCTTTAAAAGGAACTCCATCCGAATATGTAACCAGAGTCTCTCCTTCACGTTCCATAGTAGCTTCAAAAATTGATTCAAGTGGCGAATACATCAAATTTGCACCCATAAAAAATATCCCCCCTTTAACATGTAAAATACATATAAGTAAAATCCGAATCATTGAAATGCATCTCTGCTTTTATATGATTAATTTCCGTTCTTAAGCTCTTCAACCGATTCTGCAATTCAGTTGCAGCTTGGCCTGATGTAACAAATTCTGTTTCAATCTTTCGATACATATCAATATTGCTGAGTAACGTTTGCAATATTGAATAAACTGTTTCTAAAAGTTGTACATAATTTGTTTCTTTTTCAAACATATCTTCTGGGATTAAACCATTTTCTACTAAAAATTTCTGGTATGTTTCTTTGTCATAATACATTCGATTATTTAATTCCACCAGTAATCTGTCATAATTTGAAAAACTTGAAACAAGGCCGCCACCATTTGACATATTTTCATCCTTCTCTTCCGTTTCTTGAATGGTTTCTTTACTTACCAT